CGTCATCACCCTTCTCATAGCGACTATCATCTGGCTATGGCTTCGGCCACGTAAAAATATCCAGCAGGTACCAATGAGTGTTGAGAACCAAGTGGACGAGACTTTGGCCGGTCTCAACCACCCGGAACTCGAGGAAGATGTGCAGGCGTTAGAACGTTTTTTTGCCGATGGCGGGCAGTTGACAACTTTTCGTATGCTAGCGATTGGAGCAGCGAAGGCTGAATTTGGGATGTTGCGACGTACTGAGGCCAATAGGCTCATGGTTCGCAATTTTCTGAAGGCATGGATGGCTGGTACGGACCTACGCAAGAGTCATGTGTATCTTCACCTTGATTTTTGCACCAACTGTTCATTCGTCCCTACCAAAGCAGATATTGAAGCCCATCAAATTGGAGCAACGAGATCTGCCTTGAACGCACAGGCAAAACTCCACACGTGGTGGGAGTCCGCATACGGCGATTTTGGCCGTATGTTGGGCTTCAGGTCCGAATAGGGGTGCCTAGGTAAGTTGACGGGGAGTGAGGCAGGAGCCATAGAACTGACTCACTCCGCATTGTCCGTCAAGTATTACTTAGGACCTTTACGCCACGTGAGGCGATTTTTTCAGGTAGTTGGATTTTCTCCCCCGGCCAACTACCTTGTACATAATTCATCCATTAATAATCTGATGCGTGGCGTTTTAACTCGAGTATTTTATGTCAAAGGACAACCTACTCCGAAACCCACAAAAGGTGTCTATGTGAAGCGGTTGTCATATTTTGGCATCGCTCTGATTAAGCAGTTTTCCACGACCACCCCTGTATCTCGACAATCTTTTGTCGATTTTTACAAGGGTCGCAAGAGGACTGTTTACCAGAACGCTGTTGATTCATTGTCTGCCAGCGGCATTGTCCCAAGAGACGCTCACATAAAAGCTTTCGTCAAAGCTGAGTTTATCAACTCTGACGATAAGCCAGACCCGGACCCTAGGATTATCTCTCCCAGGGATCCCAGATATAATGTGGAGGTTGGGCGGTATCTTCGGCCTATCGAGCACAGGGTCTATGGCGCTATAGCCAAGATCTTTGGTGATACCACTGTACTAAAAGGGTTTAATGCACAACAAACCGGTCGAATCTTCCATAATAAGTGGAACTCCTTTGACCATCCTGTTGCTGTTGGATTGGATGCAAGTCGGTTTGACCAACATGTCAGTGTTGAAGCACTGAAATGGGAACACTCCGTTTATAACGGCATCTACCGCAACAACAAGGAGTTAAGGAAACTCTTGTCCTGGCAACTCACCAACCATGTAACTGGCTATTGTCGTGATGGCAAGTTGAAATACAAGGTTGAGGGGTGCAGGATGAGTGGTGACATGAATACAGCCATGGGCAATTGTTTGATCATGTGCGCTCTCGTGCATAATTATGCAATGACCCGTGACGTGAAAGTATCACTGGCCAACAATGGTGATGATTGCGTCGTGTTCATGGAACAGAGGGATTTGAAACGCTTCATCGCAGGGCTCGATGTTTGGTTCTTGGAAATGGGTTTCAATATGAAAGTGGAGGAACCCGTGTTCAACCTTGAACAGATCGAATTTTGCCAAACACATCCAGTGTTTGTTGATGGACAGTACATCATGGTGAGGAATTTTCCCAAAGCTATTGCAAAAGATTGCCTTTCTCTTAAGCAGCTAGAGTCAGCGCGCACGTGTAAGTTG